CTCTTCCAACTTCTTGGCCAAGGCTTCTTCTCTTTCTGCTACTACATCAGAGGCCGCTTTCTGTTCAGCTTCTTCCAGGTCCATAGGCATTCCTGCTTCCTGGATGTTCTCGGTCATCTTCTTGGCCACTTCGTCATTCTGTGCGATCAAGTGAGCTGGGTGGCACAATTCATGCCGCTCTGTATGCCAGAGGAAGTCCAGCAGAAGGAGATCATCTTTACCTGGGTGTAACCTGGTGCCACGCCCTACCATCTGACTGTATAAGCTTCTGACTTTGGTAGGTCTGAGGACTACGATGCAATCTACTGATGGGCAGTCCCATCCCTCTGTGAGCAGCATGGAGTTACAAAGCACATCGTATTTCCCAGCTTCAAAGTCTGCCAAGACTTCCGCCCTATCTTCGCTTCCACCGTTGACCTCGGCTGCGCGAAATCCTTTTTCTTCCAGGATGTCTCTAAATTTTTGAGAAGTTCTTATGAGTGGGAGAAATACTACTGTTTTACGGTCTTTGCAGTGCTGGACCATTTCCTCTGCTATCTGATGGAGATATGGATCCAGTGCGTTTCCAAGGTCAGCTGTTTTGAAATCTCCTGCCTGCTGCCCTACTCCTGTAAGGTCCAGTTTTAGTGGTATAGTGAGCGCTTTAATCGGTGAAAGGAAACCTTCCTTGATTGCCTTAGGTAGCGTGTACTCATATGCAAGGCTTTCGAAATAGCTTCCAAGGTTCTTCATGTCTCCTCGGTCAGGTGTTGCAGTCACTCCAAGGACATTAGCCTGATTAAAATACTGCAGCACTCTCTGGTACCCATCAGAGATACAATGATGAGCCTCATCCACTACGATTGTATTGAAATAGCTTGGATCAAACTGACTCAATCTCTTTTCCCTCATGAGTGTCTGCACTGATCCGACTACTACTCGGAACCAGCTGTCTAGGCTTGTCTGTTCTGCTTTTTCAGTGGCTGTCATCAGCCCTGTAGACTTGGCCAGCTTGTCCGCTGCCTGATCTAATAGCTCTCCCCTGTGAGCGAGGACCAGCACTCTATCGCCGGTCCTTACTCTGTCCTCAATGATTTTTGAAAAAACGATGGTCTTGCCTGTCCCGGTGGGGAGTACCAGGAGTGTCTTTTTATTGCCTTTTTCCCATTCTTGGAGGACGGCTGTTTTCGCCGCCTCCTGATATGGTCTTAGTTTCATTTGTCCTCACTCCTTAGAATTTTCCGGGGTTCCATCCTCCTGCAGCTGGTGCCTGCTGATCTTCTGAATAGATCCATTTCTTTACTTCGTTGTACTCTTTACCATCGTGAGTTCTGTTTCCAATCTCACAGCGTCCTCTTGCTCCTGGTACAAGGTTCCAGTTCATTCTTAATGGTTCTCCTTTTTTCTTGAGACCAAGTGATCCAAAGAAAGAAGATAGTACCCACTCAGTCTTTGAGTGCAAGAGAAGCTTATTCTTGATCACAGCTTCACCTTCTGGTGTGTTGATAGCGATTGACACTTCTGCCATAGGGCATGCAGGCATCTTATCGGAACCGTTGAATCGTGCACGCTCAAGAAGCTTTACCGTAAATGGATACTCACCTGGTTCCAGGAGGATAAAGGCATCATCCTTGGTGATGGTATCGTCCCAGCCAAATTCTCTCTCCATATTGTCAAAATTGTTGTTATTCATAATCAATCAGTCTCCTTTAAATTAAAATTCTACGTAGAGGTTTTCTTTGTTCTTTTTGATGATCTCAAATACCTGGTTCCACGCTGCTACCAGCACCCCCTGGATAAATCCTGGGTCATAGTTTGCAATTGGCGTGTCGGATGGATAGTATCCCTTTTGACCAACTACCTCCTGGATCTCCGCTGTACTCACATTGTTTGCTCTCATGAGCTGTGCAAGCGCTGGAGGGATAGCAGCCGTGATTCCCAGTGGTATGTCATAGTTTTCGTCCGGAACAGTAGGATCCATGGTCTTTTGTTCAGGTGGTGCAACCACTGTCTCTCTCTTCAATTCCTGGACTGGAGGTGCCTTAGGTTCTTCTACCTTCGGAGGAGTGATGCTCATAGGCTGTGCTTCTACTTGCTGTGGTGCTGGAGCACTTCCATTGAGGATGTGTGCGATGTTCGAGAAACTGAAAGGAAGTTCATCCTGTAGATTGTGACGGTTCTTTGCATCCCACCATGGCGTACGTGTGGTGTACATGACTCTCTGGTTACCCTGGGCTTTATTTTTACCCTTTGTGGCTCCTTGGCCATCCACATTCATCACCATGGTTTTATAGTTTGCAAAGAGCAACACGTCCGCCCATTCCTTGAGCAGTGGCATGGTCTTCTTCTCCAGCTTCATCTGCCAGTGATCATACCCTCCGACTTCCTCAGGCTGTTCAATCTTCTTGATCTCCGCATGAGCAGTGATCACAATGTTGATGCCCTTGTCTATGAGCTCCTGCAGAGCATTCAGAAACCTTCCAAACTCCTCTTCCAGGTACACGTAGCCTTTACCATATCCAAAGTCCTCGATACCGGTCTTTTTGGATCCTGCAACAATGTGCTCAATGGCCAGCCTCTCTGCCCAGTCTGCAGTGTCAATGGCCAAGGTCTGGCAGATATGAGGGTTTGCCTTTACGTAGGCCACCTGGTTCATAAGCATGGTCCACGATGATGGCTTGTCGAATCTTGCTACGTCCATATGGCTTGTGGAGTCTTCCGTGTCGATAAACACAACTCCTGGTGCCTGTGCTGCGAAAGTGGACTTTCCGATGCCCTCAGGACCGTATAGGACAATCTTCTGTGGCTTTTTGATAACTCCTTTACTGATGTTCATATTCTTACCTCCTATAACTCTAATTTCATCTGATTGCTGGGGATCTCAAAGAGTGCATATGTATCTTCTGTCTCTCTGATTTCTACTTTATTTGATCCGTATGATGATTCTTCTTTATCAACTTTTTTCAGCGTTGTAGTGACTGTATTGTCAAAGACAGGCCGTTTGAAATCATAAGGCATTCCATCCGGAACTCCTGGAGTATCGATAAAGGTGGTCAAATCCTCAATAGAGACTTTAATTTTCAGTGTGATCTCTCCACCTTCAAACTTGCCATCATAAACGTTTTTGATGACATTTCTTATGGCACTGTCTAGAGATGGTCGAATCGCCTTAAATGGGGTTGATTCAAAATTGATATCAGAGTCTATTTTTCTTTCGCTCATGTTCTTTCCCCCTATACAATCTTTCCTTCTAGTAATTCAGCCTTGATTCTATCGTGACCTTTTAATGCATCTTCACGGCTGGTGTATCTTTCACAATGAAGATCAAGCCATTCTCCTTTTGGAAAAACCATTGTCTCCCAGTAAACTCCCGTAAAATTTCCATAGCCATGATCTATGCCTAAATCTACAGTAGAAATAAAATAGTCTTTGTCTTTGTATGAAACGTGTTCCTGTTTAACAAATCTGTTCTTTTTGTCATAATCTTCTCTATAACCAAAACCTATCATTTTCTTCCTCCTAAAATTTTCCTGGCTGCCAAGCTGGAGCTGTAGATGCTTCTTTTACTTCTGGTTCTGCAGGTGTATCGTCATTGATGTTGTAGCCATCCTCTATGATGATCTGGCACTCTTCACCTCGGCTGACTCTTGTGGCTATTGCCTGGAGACCTTCTGATTCAAGCCACGCTCCAAACTCTTTGAGAGTATTGACGTCCATCTGCTCCAGCTTATCCAGGAGGACAAAGCCACAGTCTGGATTGAGCTTACGTACGATTGCAGTGGCTACTTTGAGCTGATCGCTGCCGGACATTCCGTCCCACATGTAGCCGTTGTAGAGCAGTTCTCCATCTACTACGGTCAGGCCTGGAAGTGGGAGGTTCGAGTTCTCCAAGAGCAGGCTCTTTTCTGTCCTTACCTTGCTGAGTTCAAGTGAAAGTTTGTCGTACTTTTCCTGGTACTCTTTGGCGTCATCCTCGGCCTTTTCTTTATCCAGGTTAGCCCTTACCTTCCGATTGATTTCCTCCACATTTCTGATGGACTTCTCCAGCTCCTCTGTGGACTCGTCATGTAGATCCAAAGCACTCTTAGTGGCGATATCCATGTCAGATAAGATATCAGCTTCCCTGGCTTTTGCCTCCTGCAGCTTACGTTCCAGATCTGCAATGACCTGTTTTATGTTCTCTGCCTGACTCTTGATAAACTCCAGGTTACGGCGTTTCTTTTGATTCTCTCCATTCCTGGTGAGTATCTCCTGCTGCTGCTGGATAAGGTCTGAGATTGATACCGGTTCTTTAGGTGCATCAGTGTAATATGGCTGCTCTTTAGCGTACTTTGCTTTCTGGTCAGCTATGACGCCTACAGTATGACGCTGGTTATAGAGTTCTTTTTCACGCTGCTCAATCTCATAAAGCTTTTGGCCTACACCAATTACCTGCAGGAGAGTGTTTGCTTTTTCTTTGGAGGTGGACTCCATAAATTTGGGTAGGTCCAACGCGAACTGACTCACAAATGAATCTAGTAACTGCTGGCCGGCTTTTGCTCCGGATGGGTCCGTTACTTTTAGATCACAGTTTTTGCCCTTTCGCTCCACTATCAGACCATTGCTCATAACGAGCTTCAGGGATGGTGGCAGTGTAGAGTCTTTACGCTGGGGTTCTGATGGCTTGTACTTATTACCTCCGAGAGCCCAGGCAATGGCATCCAGCACTGACGTTTTCCCTTGATTATTGTCACCACCGATGATGGTGAGGCCGTTCTCTGACGGGTGGATCCTAACAGCCTTTACACGCTTAACGTTCTCGATTTCGAGCTTATTGATCTTCAAACTCATCTTTACTCCTCCTGTCTATGATTACTCCTGCAGCCTTTCTAATTCTCTCGCGTTGCTCAGGAGTCCATGTTTTACGTTTATACATATCCTCTGATTCACTGGCAGGAATCACCTGTATTTTCTTCTCTAGGCTCTTTTCCAACTGCTTCTTTTCTGCCTCGATTGCTCTCAATCGATCCTGTTCATCTTTAGCAGCTGCTAGAGGTTTAACTTTCGAGTACCAATAAGTTGTGGCAGTAGCTGTAGATATCTCCATATCCTGAGCCATGCTGGCTATAATCATTTTTGGGATGATTCCTTTTAAGGCCATATCCGTATATTTCGAAAAATCTCTAGGCTCTGTTTTTTGCACTTTTTGGGGCGTTTCTTGCGATTTTTCATCAGAAATCGTAGGATTTTCGGAGGATTCCGTTACTTCTTCCGGTGTTTCAGCATTCACAATGAGAGGCTCAAAATCAGTATCAACTCCAAAAGCTATACTGGAACTATCAGCCTCAGAAGGTTCGATGAAATCAGGACACTCTTCGTTTTCATCTTCTGCCTCCATATCCTGTGAAAGCCGTTCTTTAAGTTCGGAGATCAGTTTCTCCTTATCGATATCGACGGTCACAGAGAGAGTTGTTCCGAGGGCTTTCCTAGCCAGGTCTATCAACTGGAGCAACTCTTCACGCTCCATTTCCCAACCTTCTTTTCGTTCATCACTGAGGATGTGGTATGCAGTTTTCATACCTTCTTCGCTGTAATCGGTGATTTTTCTAATGATCATATTCTTCCCTCCCGATTTTCGTTGTGATTGGGTTCCTAAATGTGACCAAAGCATCGTCCAGCGTTACGACTTTCTTGCAAATTGTACAGGCTATATCCTTGGGACGAGTTTCAACAAGCTCGGCCATATCATGGATTATTACCGCAATGCCTAGAACCATTGCTTGTGCTCCACCACGTAAACGGACTTTAATATTTTGTCCTTCTACACTGGCATAAATCTCTGCCTTTGTTGGATCCTCATTATTTTCAATAGAGTCCTCAGCAGGGTGGTCATCCAAAACCGTTCTAAACATCTGCATAATACTCTCATCAGAGTGTCCTCTCGTCCTCATTTCCTCAATAAAGGATGCAATTACCAGTTCATATTCTTTTGCTTTACTCATGGTTTTTCCCTTCCTTTCATTCGATGATTTCTTATCACTTGTGTTCCTCCCAGCCAAGGCCTCTAGGTTTAGTTCTAGAGGTGTACTGGGTCATTATGCCTCTATGCCAGACTCGATACAATCCGCACTTAACGCAGCGGTCAAGCTGTTCATTAACCACAGCGTTAGACTTTACAAATGACCATTCATGCCTACAGAAAGTTTGCTGGATTGTTTTCATACAGCTGTGTCATCTCCAATCCCGATGCCGGCATTGTACTTCTCGTTGTACTCCGCGGCCATGTCACGCAGCTCAATATTAAACGCTGCAACATCTTCCGGAGTCTTGAGGACTATATAGTTGATCCTGGTACCTTTTTGTGTTGGCGGATTGATTTTACGTGGACGGAAGCCCTTTGCAGCTTCCCTGAGAATCACCCTGAACAGGTGGAAATAATAGACGTCTGGCTTCTCTTCCTGGAGGGATTTACCCATCCTTAAGTATGTAAGCTCGTATCTTAGAACTTTAGGATTGTTCATTTTTCCTTCCTTTTGTGATATAATCACCTTGTAATGTTCATTTATGCCGCCTTAAGGATTGCCGTCCTGAGGTGGCTCTTTTTATGCACCATGCACCTGCTTCATTTTCTTAACGTTACCGAGACCCAGAATCATATCGCTTCCACAAATTTTGCACCTGTTCAAGTCGAGATTGGAGGGATAAGTGCTTACGTAACCGCAATCAAGACACTTGTAAGCTTTCCAAGGTGTAGAACTTTCTGTGGTCGCCCAGGTCCAACCTCTAGCTGTGAGTTCTTTCCTCATTTCAT